AAGGCACTCCTCGAGAAGCAGATCCGCTCCGCCCTTGCCGGCGAGAGCGTCGACCGCGTGAACGACCAGGGAGCTGACTACTACTCTCCGGCGAAGCGGGAGAAGGAAAAGAAGTACCAGGAAGGCAAGAACATGGGAGACAAGGACATGGCCGAAGCGAAGGACGACAAGGAGAAGGAGCTCGACCTCGAGTCGCTGTCAGGGTTCTTCCCGCAGCTTTCCGAAGACGGCGAGGAGCACATGGAGCTTCCGGGTGAGCACGGCGAGGATGAGAATCCCGAGAGTGCGACCGGTGCCCACGAGCACGGCGTCGAAGAAGGCGAACACCTCGAGTGCCCCAAGTGCGGCCACGAGATGGAAGCCGGTGGTGACGGTGCCGAAGGCGCCGAAGGTATGGAAGACGAGGGGATGGGCGGCATGTCCATTCCTCACCTCGGCGAAGATGCCGAAGCCGAGCCCGACATGAAGGAGGGCAAGGACAAGGAGAAGGACGAAATGGACGAGGAAGTCGAGATCTCCGAATCGGAGCTCCACAAGGTCTACGAGGCTGCCCTCCAGACCGAGGCCCAGGTGTCGAAGGGCTTCAAGGACATCGTCGGTGGAGGCGAGCTCGACCAGGCGTCCAAGGAAACCGGCATCGCCGACAAGAAGACGGGCGAGAAGCACTGGGAGACCGAGGTCCCGCCGGACCACGTCGACTACCAGATCAAGGAGGCGCTCAAGGCTGGCCTCGCGGAGAACAAGATGCTCCGCGGCAAGCTCAAGGAAGCGGTCACCCTGATCAAGCGCCTCGGCCAGACGCTGCACGAGACCAACCTGTTCAACAGCAAGGTCCTGCACGTCAACCGCATCCTGAACACCCACGGCCGGCTCACGAAGGAGCAGAAGCAGGTCGTCCTCGAATCGATCGACAAGGCAAAGTCGGTCGCCCAGGTGAAGATGGTCTACGAGGCCATCGTGAGCTCCTTCAAGGCATCGGCCGGTCCGCTCAGCGAGTCCAAGTCTCGCAAGCCGACAGGCAACGCCCAGCGCCCCCGCACGTCGGGAGCGCCCAAGCCGGAAATCCTCCGTGAGTCGGTGGATCGGGCAGAGGGGCAGGGCAAGTACGACCGCATGCGTCAGCTTGCGGGCCTGCTCAAGTAACCCAGACCCAAAGACGAACTAGGAGAAACGAAAAATGGCATTCGATATGAAGGAACTGACGGAGGGCATCTCCCGGCAGGACATGCTGAAGGAGTCCGCCCGTCTCGTCAAGAAGTGGGAGCGCACCGGCCTCCTCGAGGGCCTGGCCGACTCGCCGCGCAACAAGGCGAAGTCGAACATGGCGCGCCTCCTGGAGTCCCAGGCGGCCCAGCTGCTCACCGAGTCCAACTCGGTCGGTGGCGACCTCCAGGGCTTCCAGAACGTGGCATTCCCGATCGTCCGGCGCGTGTTCGGTGGCCTCATCGCCAACGAGCTCGTCTCGGTGCAGCCGCTCTCGCTGCCGTCGGGCCTCCTGTTCTACCTCGACTACCAGTACGCCAACGTCAAGGCGGGCAACAAGAACGACGACTTCTCGTCGGGCGGTTCGCTCTTCGGTGACCAGACGGCCCCGGGCACGCAGAACCTTGCGACCAAGGGTATGTACAACCTGGGTACGTCGTACTCCATGCGTGAAAAGGTCTCGACCCAGACCTTCGCGCAGGGACTCTCGGCGGCCACCCTGGCTGACGTGGCCTACGACCCGGACCTCTCGGGCACCATCGCTGCAGGCCAGCTCACCAAGCTGACCCTGACCGGCGCGTACACGACCCTCTCCGCCCTCGGCGAAGCGGCGTCGGACATCGCGGCGATCAAGCAGTGGATGCCGCTCTCGGGCTCCTCGACTTCGTGGGCTGCGACCACGGACGGCGTCCCGGTTGCTGACGGCAGCGGCCAGGGCACCGGCAACGCGCTGATCGTCTACCGCCGGCACACCAAGGTGGCGCCGAACGGCCAGGACCTGGTCTTCATCGTCTCGGGCACCGTCGATGCGGTTCCGCAGGCGAAGGTCAGCTACACGGTCGGTTCGACGATCGTGGCGTCGACCACGGGCACCCTCGTCCTGCCGAACTTCGAGTCGGACTTCGGCGCGACCCCGACCCCGGTCATCCCGGAGATCAACCTCAAGATCCAGAGCACCGCGGTTGTCACCAACACCCGCAAGCTGCGCGCCAAGTGGACGCCGGAGCTCGCTCAGGATCTGGCCGCGTACCAGAACCTGGACGCCGAGGTGGAGCTCACCCAGGTCCTCTCGGAGGCGATCGCACTCGAGATCGACCGCGAGATCCTGAGCGACCTGCTCTACTTCGCGACCGGCGCGAACTTCTTCTGGAGCCGCAAGCCGGGCAACTTCGTGGACAAGACCACGGGCCTGGGCGTCTCGGGAGCAAGCTTCACCGGCACCGTCCGCGAGTGGTACGAGACCCTCATCGAGACCTGCATCGATGTGGCGAACAACATCCACCGCAAGACGCTGCGTGGCGCGGCCAACTTCATGGTGACCAGCCCGGACGTGGCCACCATCCTCGAGGCCTCGGTGCTCTACAAGCCGATCCTCTCGATGGATCCGAAGGAGACCATGTTCACGGTCGGCACCGAGAAGGTCGGGACCCTGAACAACCGGTTCACGGTCTACAAGGACCCCTACTTCCCCCGCAACCGAGTCCTCATCGGGTTCAAGGGTGGTAGCTTCCTCGAGACCGGCTACGTGTACGCCCCGTACGTGCCGCTCATCGTCACCCCGACGATCTACGCCCCGGAGGACTTCACTCCTCGGAAGGGCGTCATGACCCGGTACGCGAAGAAGCTGGTCCGCAGCGACTTCTACGGGACCGTGACAGTCGAGGACATGAACGTCATCTAACCCAAGACCTTAGCCTAAGCTAAGATGAGAAGGGGGCCAAACGGCCCCCTTTTCTTTTTGGCCTGCTATTTAGAACCATGGCCACAAAGAACATCGGAATCCAGATCTTCGACAACATCGACGCGGCCCACGACCCGCGTAGCCAGGCGGAGCTCTCGGCCGACGGTGACATCCGGCTTCGGAGAGAGATCGACGCCGCCTTCGCGCTGGTCGACGCCTCGGCAGGAACCCTCAGCGGATCCGTCGCCTCGGCGGTCAGCGGGTCGTCGGTCTACACCCCGATCAGCGCCAGCCAATGGCAGGCCCCCGCTCCCACGACGGTCAAGCAGGCCCTCGACCGTCTGGCGAACATGGTCTTCCTCCTGACCGGCTCCATCCTCCACTAGTCTCAGTTCCTCTTTCTGGGGACGCGTCTTCCTGGACGCGCATACCTATCTGGTAGAGCCTTACCTAGGAGACCAGAAAGATGGCCAAGAAGCTCCCCACCCTCAACGAAGTCTTCATCAGCTCCGGCGGCCGCCCGATCAACGTCGGGTCGGCCTACAGCCTCAAGCGTGAAGGCGGGTTCCCCAACAAGCAGAACCTCGGTCCGCGCCAATACGGCTCGAACATCGGCAAGGGCAAGATGTCCGAGGCCATGAAGCCGGAGCTCGACAAGATCGTCCAGCAGTACGCCCAGGAGATCGTCTCCAAGCGTGGGGTCGGACTGGACGAAGTCGAAGACATCCTCCGCAAGTTCAGCCACGACATGGAGAAGGCCGAGGGAGAAGACCCGGCCGAGCTCGACGCGGGAGGACCGCCCGCGGGAAGCACCGGGGAGAAGTAAGCGATGCCGTTCGTTCCGAACACCGGGCAGACCGCCTTCGGCATCTACGATCAGGACCCGCAGTTCCAGATCGATGCCGACAAGATGCTGGACTTCGTGTTCAGGAAGCTGGGCGACCCTGTCATGCAGGTGGAGCTCACGCCGGACAACGTCTATGAGTCGTTCGAGGAAGCCGTCCTCGAGTACTCCGCCATCATCAACATGTACCAGGCCAAGAGCGTCCTCAGCACGCTCCTCGGCACCCCCACGGGATCGCTCACGGGTCGGGAGAACCAGTACCCGAACCGGAGCCTGGAGCTGGCCAAGCGGCTGTCCGCGCCGTTCTCGAACGAGGTCGGTGTAGGCGACGCGAACATCATGTCGGCCTCCATCATGACCCAGGCCGGCGTCTCCAAGTACGACCTGAACCCGCTCGTGGTGGGCACAGGCTCCTTCACCGGCGGCGGCAGCCCGCAGGTCCCGGCCGTCTTCCCGACCGGCTCCGACGGCAAGCCCATGCGTCTCTACATCAAGGAGATCTTCCACCCGGACCCGCTGTCGGCCTACCGGTTCTTCGGCACGACCTCCGCCATCAACTACCTGAACAACGAGTTCAGCTTCGAGTCGTTCACCCCGGAGACCATCTTCTACCTGCTGCCCATCTGGGAGGACGTCCTCCGTGGCATGCAGTTCAAGATGAGCAACAAGGTCCGCCGGTCGAACTACAGCTACGACCTGCACCACAACGAGCTGACCCTCTACCCGCACCCGCAGACGAACATCCCGCTGTTCTTCACCTACACCGTGGCGCAGGATCCCTATGCCCCGTCGGTGGAGGGGGACAAGACGGTCGACGGCGTGGCGAACATGTCGAACGTCCCGTTCGACAACATCAAGTACTCCGAGCTGAACTCCATCGGCAAGCAGTGGATCAGGAAGATGACCGTGGCCCTCTCGAAGGAGGTCCTCGGCCGCGTCCGTGGAAAGATGCAGACCATCCCGATCCCGAACGGGGACCTGCAGCTGGACGGCAACGAGCTCCTCACCGACTCCAAGGCGGAGCAGGACAGCCTGCGCGCGGAGCTCAAGGAGATCCTGGAAGACACCACCTACGACAAGCTCATCGCCCGGGAAGCTCAGATGGCGGCTGACCTCGACAACGTCATCAAGAACGTTCCCCTCGGGATCTACATCGGCTAATGGCACGCAAGTTCGTCGGCACCAGAGAGATCGCCTTCGTCAACTCGATCATCCGCGAGCTGCATCAGCACGTCGTGGACGAGGAGGTGATGTACTACGCGGTGCTCCTGGACAAGACGAAGACCGACGACCTCTACAACGAGGCCATCAAGAAGACGTGGGCCGCCCCCGTCCGCTGCACCGCCCGGGTCCTCTACGACAACCCCACGACCAAGAGCGGCCTCTGGGGGTCGGACAGCGACTACGCCAGCGAGGTGTACTTCCACACTCAGGAGCTGAACGAGCGGAACCTCAAGCCGAGGGAAGGCGACTTCATCGAGTACGGCCAGCAGTACTACGAGATCACCTCGGTGACCAAGCCCCAGCTCATCTTCGGGCAGGTCAACAACAAGCTCATGACCAAGTGCAAGCTGGTCGTCGCCCGGGAGCAGCAGTTCTCCAACGGGGCGAACTCCAACCAGAACGTGGACCGCACCCACCCGTTGGACAACAAGCCGAGCTTCACCCGTCAGCTTCCGGAACAGACCAGGTCCACCTACCACTCAGGGAGCCTGTCGGTTCCCGCCTTCGTGGACGAACCTGGGACGCAACCTGGACGGGAAGAACTTCCTATCTATTCCAACGTGACGCGCCCGCCGGCGAACAAGGTCAAGGGTCTGGAGATCTTCAACTCCGACGCCAGCCAGGAACAGGTCTCTGACGGCCTGTACTGGAGGGACGAGCAGGGGAACATCGTGGGCTAATGCCTCTTCTCGCGTTCAATACCGGCAGCTCGCCGATCAAGATCTTCGGGATCCCCGTCACGGTGCCCCCGAGCCCGTCGACGTCCAGCCTCCTCTACTTCAACGTGACCAGCTACCTGGGCGGCTCCACCGTCCAGGACTTCTACCAGATGGAGCAGCAGCGGCTCTCGTCTTCGCTGGGCTACGTGTGGAGCGGGGTGATCAACTTCGACTGTCGGCCACTGACACCCACCTACGGCATCCCCGAACCCCTCGGCGCCCTCCTGGGAACTCCCCCCTATGTTCCCCCACCCCTGGGAGAGGATGGCGCCCTGCTCATCGAGCACCCCGTCGGGGAGTTCATCTGGACCAAGCTGACGTCCGACGTCCTGGCCCAGGACATCCAGATCTTTGACTTCGAGCTCAACGGTCCGGCCAGCCTCGAGCTGGGGGACCAGATCGTCGATCCGCAGTTCTTCTACGATGTCACCCGACTTCCGTTCGGGGCGCGGGGGTTCTCGGGCTTCGTTCCCGGGACCTTCGCGATCGTGAACAGCCAGGACTTCACGACGACGAACGTCCCGAACCCCAGCACCTTCGGAGTGGCGACCGTCACTGGGGCGTTCACTTCCCAGGGATCCGGCCCGACGTCGGTCGGGTTCGAGCTCATCGTCCAGGACGCGGCCTCTCCCGCCCCGGCGACACAGATTTCCGGGATCGCCTTCAATCCCCGGGTGTACTTCGGTGCCGTCCAACAGCAGACGTTCGTTTTCACTCCAGAGACTGTCCTCTACTCGGATGACTTCGAGACGGACAGCATGACCAACATGGGCCTCGACCCGGCCTGGAACATCATCAATCCACCCCTCGGTCCCGGCGGGACGGGTCCCCAACGCATCGGGGAGATCCAGGGGACATGCGACGGGAACGGCTTCTTTGACCTGGCCACCCCCAGCGGAAGCTTCCAGATGTTCCTGGGATCGCTTCCCGGACCGTACCAGGCTCCGCCGTCGAGCAACACGCTCCCCGGGTACAGCGGGTTCTGTCTCGTCTACCGGGACTTCGACCTGACGTTGGTCCCTCCTGACAAGGGAGTCCACCTCCAGTTCATCGCGAACGGGGCGACGAACGACACTATCAAGTTCGTCAACTTCAACGTCTACGCGCAGGACGCCAGCAGCATGAACATGCCGGACCAGCTGTTGCAGACGCTGTTCTCGGTGAACTCTCCCGGTCCCTACCAGCAGTTCGACCTCGACCTGACCCCGTACATCGGGACGGTCTGCCGGGTCTACTTCCAGGTGGTCGATGATCGGATCGGCATCGACCCCATCTGCGTAGTGGTAGACCAGGTCCAAGTCATTCAGGGGTCGAACGTGGCCTCGAACCCTCTCGTCTTCGATGAGGCCTTCGTCCTCGCTCTTCCCGGATCTCTGCTCGAGAGCAGCAGGCAGATCAATCCCGGTTTCATCCAGGTCCCGGCCGGGTTCAGGTACTACTACGCGATCCCCATCTCGTACGGGACCCCGTTTTTCCAGTTTGACTTCAGCCAGCAGCCGGTCCACATCGTGGCTACGATCACGGTCACGAATCACTTCGGGGTACAGATCCCCATGCGGATCTGGGAAAGCGTCAACGAAAATTGGGAAGGCGGGGCATTCGCCTCGCTACAGATATTCTAAAAGGAAGGAACATGCGATGAAAATTTTTCCGACGATCTACGCCTTGCTTCTGATCTCTCTCTTCTCGTTCGGTTGTACGTCCTGCGCGCACACGAAGCCGAAGCTGTGGGACACCATGGGGGACGATGACGCGGCCTACGCCCAGCACCTCATGCGGGCCACGGTCCAGATCGACCACCGGATGATCACCCTCATCCCCGACATGGAGAAGTCCAACGAGAAGGACGGACTGAAGCTGAAGCCGGCCGCGATGGTCGCCCAGGGAACGGGAGTGGTCGTCGCCGTGAGGGGCAAGGAAAGCCTCATCGTCACGGCGGCCCACGTCTGCAAGCCCCAGGACACCGTCCACGTCCAGCTGACCAAGGAAGTCGGGGTGGACGCTCCGGTCCTCGGGGAAGACTTTTTGATCTGGAACATGGAGCTCGACCAGATGGCCGCCCAGGCGCTGGTCATCGACGAGCTGAACGACGTCTGCGTCATGCGGGTCCTCGGGGTTCCGGGAGACGTGGTGGAAGTGGCGACCCAGGACCCGCCCATCGGAGCGAGAGTCACGGCCGTCGGCAGCCCCCATGGCTTCCTGAACTATCACCGAGCCTTCGTCACGGACGGTCGGTACGTCGGCGCCCAGCAGTACAAGGACCATCCCCACTCGGACACCGTGGCCCTTCCAGGGACGCACGGGTGCTCCGGCGGTGGGGTGTTCTACCGGGGCAAGCTCTTCGGGGTCATGTCAAGGATCCGAGAAGAGTTCCAGGAGATCGTCATAATTGAAGGAGACGCCCCGCTCAGGGACGCCATCAAGAAGGCAAGGAGCCTCTGGAAGCCGTGAACAAGTACGACGACGCACGTCAGGAAGTAGAGTTCGAGCCGATCACGATCGAGACGGTGGACCGCGCCGTGCGTGACTGGTTCGACCGTACCGTCGACGTCGCCGTCGAAACGCCGACCTCTGAGCGCACCAAGGTCCCCGTCATCTTCAGCTCCGGAGAACGCTACGCCATCAAGAGGAAGGGCATCCGGGACCAGGCGGGCGTCCTCATCCTCCCTCTCATCTCGATCCGGCGTACCGGCATGGACGCCGACCCGAGCATGCAGGCCCTCGGTACTCAGACGGGAAACCTGACGATCGCCAAGAGGATCGATCCGAAGACCAACCAGCTCAAGAACAACATCCAGCGGGTCACCTCGGCAGGCATCCCGATCATGGGTCCCGGGCCCGGGGCGGTCTACCAGGTGACGCAGGTCCCCTTCCCCGACCGGAACATCTTCAACTACGAGCTAGTCATCCAGACGAGCTACACGAAGCAGATGAACCGGGTCCTCGAGAAGCTCTTCCGGGAGCTGGACATCCGGAAGACCTTCGTGGCTCCCATCATCAACGACGGACGACACTCCGAAAACGGGGAAGAGTTCGAAGATCGCAAGCCCTTCAAGGGAGGGTACTTTGTCGGGTTCTTCGATTCTTCCATGTCGGACTCCTCCAACTTCGAGGAGTTCACGGACCAGGAGAGGATCGTCCGGTACAGCACGTCTTTCAGGGTCCCGGCCAACCTGACCCTTGATACGGAAGGGGAAAAGCCCTCCGTCAAGATCACCAAGACGGCCTACTCCGTCGGTTTCAAGGAGAAGCTGGTATCCCGGGCAGAGTTCAAGAAGATGTTCCCGGACGAGCCAGAATAGACCCCCGAGTTTTTTACCCGAGAATTTTGAGAAAAAGAGGCCGTTGGGCCTCTACCCGTCTATTTAGACTTAGCACGGTGTGAGTTCTATGAATAGAACCGCAACCTTTAGGAGACATCTTACAGATGGCGCAAAAGTTTCTTAGCCCCGGCGTCTTTACCTCGGAGCTCGACCAGAGCCAACTGGCGCAAGGCGTGGCTGGAATCGGCGCGGCGCTCATCGGTCGGACTCCGTTCGGTCCCGCTTTCATGCCCGCCGTCGTCAAGGGATACGACGACTTCGCCCAGCGCTTCGGTGCGGTGGATCCGGAGTTCGCCCTTCCCTACGCCGCTCGCGGCTACCTGCAGAACGCAGGGGCTGCGACGGTCGTCCGTGTCCTCGGACACAAGGACGGCACGGGGACGGTCGCCACGAGCGCGGCCTACCCGCTCGGGTGGATCCCCGGACAGATCGTCGGCATCGCCGACGGTGTGACCGGCAGCGTCCTCCTCGAGCTGCATGCCGCCTTCCCGGTCCAGGTGACCGGAGTGGCCGGCGACCCGAACAGCTTCGTCCTCAAGGTCGTTTCGGGCTCCACCGCCCTGTTCGCCACCACGGCGTCGTTCCTGACGTCCTCGGCGAACTACGTCGGCAAGGTCCTGAACTCGGACCCGACCCTGTGGCCGACCTACTTCCACTACGTCTTCCGCAACCTGAAGTACTCGCAGCCGGCGGTGTCGGCCTCGTGGCTCATCGCCACGGAGCTCTCGGCCGCCAGCTTCCTGCGTGACTTCGAAGGTGGCCAGACCCAGTGGGTGAAGTCGCAGCCGCTCGGTGGCCAGGACTTCAACATGATGCGGTTCTGGACGCGTGGTCACGGCCTCGCGGAGAACGACCGCCTCAAGATCACCATCGCGAACGTGAAGCCGTCGCCGAACCCGCTGGCGACCCCGTACGGCACGTTCGACGTCATCGTCCGTGGCTTCTATGACACCGACCAGCGCGTCCAGAACCTGGACTCGTTCGTCGGGTGCACCATGGACCCGGACTCGGACAACTACGTCCTGAAGCGGATCGGCGACCAGGTCGAGATGTTCGACACGTCGCAGCGCAAGTTCATCCAGCAGGGCACCTGGCCGGCCAAGAGCAAGCTCATCTGGGTGGAGCTCCCGACCGCGACCCAGATCCCGGCCGAGGCGCTCCCCTGGGGCTTCCGCGGCTACATCGATCCGCAGTTCGCGCCGCTCTCGGCGTCGGCTCCCGGACCGTTCATGCAGGACATGCCGTACGTCCAGACCCAGAAGGACCGCTTCGGCAACCTCGACGCCAACACCGCCTGGGGCATCCAGTTCCTGTCGGGTGGCATCGTCGACCGCATGCGTCCGCTACCGGACTCCATCGAGTCGTCCAACCTGGTCAACCAGGACGGGGACTTCTCGCTGAGCAACCTCAGCGGTTCGTACCAGAACGGACGGCAGCTGTACGCCTACGTTCCCGGCTACGGCCTCTACCAGGTGCCGGTCTACCAGTCGGCCTCCCTCCACAAGTTCACGCTGCCCTTCCGCGGCGGACACGATGGCTGGGACATCCGCGTGGAGGACCCGCTGTACCTGAACAACGTGGACGATGAGACGATCATCGGCGTCATCGCCGAGAAGCGTGCCGTCGACACGGTGGCCAACCCGGACGCCTACGACATGAACCTCCTGGCTCTCCCGAACCAGGACAACCTCAAGATCACCGACTACGGTCGGACGATGGTGAACAACCGTCAGGACGCCCTGTACATCATGGACGTCACCGGCGCCAGCGTGAACGAGGTCGTGGGGCAGCTGCAGGCTCGCCAGATCGATGACAACTACACGGCGTGCTACTACCCGGACATGAAGCTGAACGACACGGTCAACAAGAAGATCGTGCGCGTGAAGCCCTCGGTCGCGGTGGTGGCGGCGATCGCCTTCAACGACCGCACCGCCCAGCCGTGGTTCGCCCCGGCCGGTCTGAACCGCGGTGGTCTCAACCAGTTCGGCATCATCGACGTGGTGGACCGCCTCACCTTCGACGACCGGAATGTGCTCTACGACAACCGGATCAACCCGATCGCGACCTTCCCGGATACGGGCATCTCGATCTTCGGCCAGAAGACCCTCCAGGTCGCGGCCTCGGCTCTCGACCGCGTGAACGTCCGCCGGCTCTTGATCTTCGCCAAGAAGACCATCGCCTCGGCCGCCAAGTACCTGGTCTTCGAGCCGGACAACCCCCAGACCTGGGACCGCTTCCTGAAGCTGGTCAACCCGATCCTCAAGAAGGTGCAGCAGGACCAGGGCCTCAACCGGTTCAAGGTCGTGATGGACTCCACCACGAACACGCCGGACATCGTGGACCGGAACATCATGGTCGGCAAGATTTTCCTCGAGCCGACCAAGGCGGCGGAGTTCATCGACCTGAGCTTCATCATCACCGCACAGGGCGTCGAGTTCGGCTCGTAAGAGCCGCCTCGGCCTTGTAGGAGATAGAAATGCCTGCAGTCGGTGATCTCTACTTCGGTGCCTACTCCGGATCCGCGAAGGCGGCGGCCACCAGCAGCGTCCAGCTGCTGGCAGCCGACGTCAACCGGAAGGGTCTGATCGTCTTCAACGACTCCCCGAACATCCTGTTCCTGAAGTTCGGAGCGGCAGCGAAGACGAACGACTACACGCTTCAGGTGGCTCCGGCCACCAAGTACGAGTCGCCCTGGCCGCTCGTCCCGCAAGGGGTGATCTCGGGAGTGTGGGGCGCCGCCTCCGGCTCCGCCTACGTCACCGAGATCACCTAACGGGCAGAGGTAACCAGTGACTTGGCTTGCCGAAGCATACGTCACCGGGACTAACGGCCTCCCCATCAATCAGCTGGGTCTGGCCGTCTATCCTCTCGGTAGCGGCCTCTCTGGATCGGTCCCGGTCACCATCATCGGGACGGACCCGATCCTCGTTCAGGTCACTGCCTCCGTCGGTCAGTCCGTCGCCGTCAACAACTTCCCCGCCGTCCAACAGGTAACGGGTTCCGTCCTCACGGCTTCCGGATCCTTTGTCGAGCTCCTCCTCGGCGGCCAGCCGCTCTCCACAAACAATCCTCTTCCGATCTCTGGAACAGAGGTCAACGTCTCCATCAAGGGTGGGGTGCAGGTCTTTGTCTCAGCCTCCGTCCCGCTTTCTGTATCTCAGGCCACATCGTCCATCCCCTGGATCATCTCGGGCAGTACCGACATCACAAACTTCCCGGCGGTCCAACAGGTCACGGGAACGGTCGGTCTGTCGGCGGCTGACATCTTCCCGCCCGAGATGGTCGGGTCTTTCGGCGTCCTCCTGGCAAACTCCGAAGTTCCGATCGTCAACATCGCCTTCCCGTACGGGATCCCCTTCGAGCAGGTCCAGGCCAGCGGTGTCTTTGGCGGCACCGTCGGTTGGGCCAACGGCATCGCCAGCGTGCAGGCCGGAACAGGATCCAAGGGAGCCGCCAGTTTCGAGACAAACGACGCGTGTCGCTACATCGCCGGCCAGGGCGTCAGGATGAAGTTCGCCGGGATGTTCGCCCAACCGGTGGTCAACTCCATGCAGGAGATGGGCATCGGCGAGGACATCGACGGGTTCTTCTTCGGCGCGTCGGGAAGCAACTTCGGAATCCTCCGTCGGCAGAACGGCAAGGAGTTCTGGACGTTCACGAGTTCTTTCAGCTACGACAAGCTGGACGGGACCGGACCTTCGGGGATGCAGATCGACGTCACCAAGGGAAACATCTACGAGATCGACTACCAGTGGCTCGGCTTTGGCGCCGTCAACTTCCTGGTCGAGAACCCCGACAACGGGAAGTTCATCCCGGTCCACCAGATCAAGTACGCCAACGCGAACGTCATCCCGAGCATCGCGAACCCGATCCTGCCGCTTCGCATGGCGGTCAAGAACTTCGGCAACACGACGAACGTCTCTGTCTCCGCGTCGAGCATGGGCGTCTTCACCGAGGGAGCCGAGCCGCTCGAGCACGGCAACCGTCGGAGCTTCAGCAACAATAAGATCAACGTCCTGACCGAGATCTCCATCTTCGCTCTCCAGAACGGCGACCAGTTCAACGGTCGAAGGAACCGTCTCAGGACCAAGATCGACTTCTTTGGCGGATCGAACCGGCAGAACAACACGAACGTCGAGTGTCGGCTGATTCTGAACCCGACCCT